AACTACACGTGTATTACCATAATTAGATCTTGCAGCTGCATTCTTGATATCTCTATCATCTTTATAGCATTTATCTGTATAAGCTCTTACCTTTTTAGGAATTCTGCTTAAAAGATTACCATCCCAACTAACTTTCATTGGATAGAATGTCGCTACTTCTATGTCACTAAAATTGATCAAGGTACCATTTCTCAGATATCTTAAGCCTGCATATGGTATTATACCCATACTCAAGAATCCTCTACAAGTATATGACCAATTTCCTATAACTCTACTTTTTGTTTTAGTATTAGAACTATAAGTATTATGAACAGTGTGAGAAAAATTACCATAAAGAAATGTGAAATGATCTTTAGTAATTTTCATAACTGGAATCTTGTGATCTATCCTGTTATACCATCCTCTATCATATCCATAAACATTTATAGTTTTTGTTCCCATCTTTATACAATGAAATACAAGATGCTTGTATCCATATCCAGCATATAAAGAGAGAGAATCTCCTATTTTTCCATTGATAATCAGATCACGTAGTTTATCTCTTTTATCTAAATTATGAGTTTTATCAATATGAATACTCATTAATCCACCACATATCTTGCTGTTCCTGAAATATGATCGAATTCTCTAACTATACCAACTTTATAATGACCAGCAGGAATAGTTAAAGCATTATGCTCTTCATGCTTAATAACAGCAGCATTACCTGTAATCTTAATGAATTCAGGTACATCACCTACTCTTGTTCTAGTTCCACCATATGCAGTTATTGCTACACCTGGAGCTTGTTGTGACATTCTAAAAGAGTGTGTATGTCCAGTAGCTTCACCATGAGCAACTGTTATAACATCGACATTCTTTGTAGATTGACTTTCAGTTTTATGACCATAACTTCTGTATGGACTGTCTGTCTTATGTTTTGATGGTATCATTACCTCTTTATTACCATCTTGTTTAAAATCCCATTTACCTTCTGGTACTTCAACAAATAAAACATCGCCTTGTTGATACTTTTTCATGTTACTTCTCCTTTTGGATATTCTTTTTTATAATACAATACTATTCTTGTCGGTGTTACGATTCTTGCATTACAAAAACCACAACACTTACCACTATTAATAGGTTCTGCATTATGACCACCATCCCAACCATCAAGATCAGGCATTATAGTTTCGCTGCATATGCTGCACTTAGCTTTTTTTATCATCTTCTTTACTTTCTTCTAACTCTTTCCTTAAAGCCAAAACAGTTGTAGCACTAGCTATTCTTTCTAAGCAGTCAGCTATCTTTGGCATATATTTATTAATTGTGACATATGCATGTATTTCTTCTTTTATCTTCATTAACTATCTCCTCTTATTACTTTCCAACCCTCTTCCATTTTCGTATTACAATATTCTTCATTGTTAGACATAAATTCATAACAATCAACGTCTGGTAAAACTCCATTATATGGTATAACCATATCTGTATCTTTAGCTTCTTTTATACATTTCCTAATGTATTCAGCTAATGCTCGTTTACTCATGAAATACTCCCTTTTTGTTAAAGTTATCAGCATCCACTTATGGTGGAAAACCACATTATGGGTAAGGGAGTAAGCAGATGCTGACAGACTTAATCCCTTAAATTTGTGGGGAAATATTTGGAAGGTGCTACTGGCTATTCCAAATTTCCTATGCGCTCGCCCCTATATATCTCCCCATTGATTGAGTAATATGGTAGGATTCACAAGTGAAGGATCCGTCAATCCAACCTACATGACAGCGTGATATAGTAAGACTATGTGTTTTTTTTACTACCGTCCATTCAATATATGTAGACAAACATCATACATTTGTACATCTGTTTGTTTTAAACCCTATCAAAGGTTTCTACTTGAATGGTACCCTATCCCCATCTCGTAGAGATTGTTAGGTACTTACATACTACTCAAATAAGACAGCATATATTTTCATCACAGTAGTTTCTAAAATCAACTGACCTGTGTCCGACTTCCACAGACCTCATATAGAGGGATGCTGTCTTTATAAATAAATACTATTTATCATCGTCTATCTCAATACCCTTATGTTCCATCTCTTCACGTGCGTATTCTTTCAACTCTTCTCTTCCTTTAGGAGATACACTTTTATATTCCTGAATAAAAGACTCACCTGGTAGAACTAGATGTTTTTTCATAAACGCCATTATTGTCATAATCTGATTTCTCCCTTCTTTTCTTGATTTTTTCAAGTCTTGATTTCAATTGTTTCTGAGTCATTCTTTTACTCAGCTTTCTATGTTTACTTTGTAGTTCTTTTCCCACTTCAAGTACTCCTTTAAATTAAATAGACTGCCTCAATTATTTGACCCTTCAACAGCATGTTACATCAGGTCGCTCAGTTTAATCAGAGGTGAAGGAGCATCCCTCAAGCAGCCTATATTATACACAGAACCTGTCAGAATATACACCTTGAGTAATATCTCTTGGGTCTATCTTTCTACAAGTCCTACTCTTGCACCATATCGTATAGCTTTTACTGTCTATTCTCCATCTCTCATTCAAGATAGATTGAATAGGATATGGAACTAATATTACATCTAAGTCCTTCATTTTAGCCAATACATGTAAATCTTGCATGGTATGCAGGTCAATAGATAGAGTCAGCTCTACATCTAACCAATCAGAATAATCTCTATCAAGCTCATACATCTCAAAGAATGGTTTATCAGCATCTTTAGTCTGTTCAACTCTAAATCCTGACCATCTAGGTGTTAATACCTCTTCAGTAATAAGCTTATGGTTATCAGCTACTGCCTTGGTGCAACCGTGTAATACCTCACCCACTGTGTCGTGCTCGTCAGTTCTTAACCAATAACTATGAAATGATGAGAAATTACATATTGTTACTCCACTATTGAGAGTAATCACTGGGAATTGACTTAATAATAAATCAACCTTACTATTGTCAGCCATTATTCACCTCCTTTATAGTATTTATAATCCTTACCGTCTTTATCTAATACTAATCCTTCACCATCACATGACTTACAATGTCCATCATTACCATCGCCTTTACATTCTTTGCATTCAGTATATATTTCACTCCAGTGTACTCCAAGATATTGTTCATTTCGATCATCCATACCTATCTCCCCTTCCAACTACCATCATCTGGATCATTTATCACAAATTCATAACCACTAGTATTAGATTGTTTAGATGATCTCTTAAATACACCTTTGGCCATCTTATACCAACATACAGTACAGGACATATGAAATATTCTATGTTCACAATCTTTCATGTCAATCTCCCTTCTAAAGATACATGATTAAAGTATTACAGTGTAGGCATCTTAGCTGTATCAACTGTACCAACGTCCTTCCAACGTCTCTGGGTGATTAAATCCCTCATCGCCCACCGTTAAATCCAGAGTAATTAATTCCAGAAACTTGATCAAAGCACGATGTATCTACTGCAGCTACCCGCTAAACGAGACGGACTTGTAGAAACACTTATTTTACGAGATAGTTATCCTCAACTCATCTAGAGCAATTTAATTGACTTACACTAGAATATGTCACTTGTACTTTAATGTCCCAAGAGGAGGACGCTTTGGATCGTTAGTTAAAAGCTCTTACACCACGTCAAGGTGATCCTTTGTAAGAGTGAAACTGTAATGATGACAGGCACTGTACCTACTTACATATCTACATGTCCTGTGTTGCTAGGTGGCAACCATGCAGCATGCTTTTGTACATTTGCAGGGGCAAACATTGTCGTGTTTATCCCGCCATCACTCAGAGTACAGACTTTCACTGCAACCTAATAAGCACCACACTTACTAGACTGTTAATACTTTATCTCAACCATATTTGCTGGTGACAAGTACAAGAAGAGATATCATACAACTATGACTACCTCGTCCAAGATAATCATAGTATAACTATGAGTATGATCTAGTACATTTGTACTAACGCACTAAGCTTAACATCTATTTATACTGGCTTAGTCCAGTTTGGTATAAGTTACCGCATATATATACCTATAAGCTATGACATGACTACCAATGGTCTGCTTACTGGCTCATGCTGTCTGGTATAGACTCATCTATGGTACAAACAACAACAATACAGGTTATAAAGGGGATAAATTAATACCCCCTTTAAGGTTAGCATTTAATATCCAGCAAATGATCTGGATACTTTACGACCACCACTACCTTTATTAGGGTCAAGGTTCCAAGCAACATTCTGCCAGTCACCTTTTTTAGTGCGATCTTGCGTACAATTTGCAATTGAGTCAGCTAAACCAGCTAACTTGGTACGCAATGTGGCTGCTTCATGTATTTCCATATCCATGATACCGCATTTAACTCGAAGCTCAAAGTCTTCAGGTTTCATGACGCGTATTACTTCAAGTCCTGCCATTGTAGCACCAGCTCTAAGTAATGCTAATAGTTCATCCATGTAGACCTCCTAGTCTTTTAGAATGTGACGAAAAACCAATTAATACAAATCAAAAATAACGAAAAAGCGATAGCGAAAACCCTTATGTAAGGGGTAGGGGCTAGTGATAAGACCGCACACTAAAATGCCACAATTTTTAAAACTTGCCTTAAAAAGTTGTTCGTAATATATTTTCAGTAGGCAATCAGATGTCAACAAAGACAAAAGAATCACCCAGAAGGTACCCTAGCATTAGTACTGCCTTAAGGGTCAGAAGTCGGATTACAAGGGGTTAACTTGAATAGACAAGCATATACTACCCTCGAATTTTCTCCGATATTGCCGCAACAATCCTTACTATAACTCAAGGTATGGACAGACAATAGTCAGACTATGAATGGTACTGGCTTTGACGAAAGGTAGGGCATGAAATCCAAAAAGTTGGTAAATCCTTCTCAGGGGAAGTCATATATAAAATGTTTCAACTGTCACAAAACGGAACTAGAGGTTTTTATTCATGTTAATGGCCTGTGTGTACCGTGTCAACTGTTGAAAGACAAAAGACTTTCTAAAATGAGTCCATATACTTAACAAGCCGCTTACGCTTACTATGAGACACTATCATGTAAACCGCCAGCCTCACTGCGTGTATGATGATGCAGACGAGTTGCCCAGTGACATCCACCCCGTTTCTGATTGGAGAGAGTCAGAAGAAGGGGATTGGGTTAAGGCGGATGATGGCTGTTATATACAAGTCCTCAAAAAGGGGAATCTTGTCAAACCAAAAGGCAAAAAGAGAATCGTGCATTACTATCGTACTTGCACAGGAACTTATCCAGTAAGTGCTCCCATGGATACGTCTAGACGGGAGAACATCTATACAATAAGCGGCTTAAATTCAAAGACAGATACCAGGGAGAAGCTTAATAAGTACGAAATGTTGTTTGTTGAATACGTGGCTGCAGGATTGAAACCAGTAGAAGCTTATATAAAAGCATTTCCCACTAATGATCCACATTATGCTAACTTCAGAAGTACAGAATTGATAAAATGTACCAGGATAAGGAAAGCTATGAAAAAAGAATTAGAACCAGTTTTAGAGAAATTAGGCATTACCGATGAGACTGTCCTGGAAGGGATAAAGGCAGTCGCTGATGAGTCTGAGAAAGATGACACTAAGTTAAAGGCTTTGTTTAAGTTATCTGATATTTTAGACCTTGAGGATAAGTCTGCTGCCAAGCTTACCCAGTTGACAGGTATACAGTTTCAAGGGTTTAGTGAAGAGCAGCTGGAAGAAGTTGAAAGACCTAAAGAGATAGAAAATGGCCAAGCAGAGTAAGTATGGATTTGATTATAAAGGTACTATGCCTTTAAATTTTAAACTGTTCCCCGAAGTTTCATGGGTAAAGGATGGAAGATCAGGTGAATCGAATATTAAGACTAGGCTGGAAGTTGACCCTGAAACAGATAAATGGTATTTGTTCCCTACCATGATGGGAGGAGTAGACTTGCCATTTGAAGGTGCTTATAAGGGTGCAATAGAAAAAGGAAAACATTTTGGTGAATATGAAACTTATAAAGAAGGTATGGAAGCAGATGCCCTTATTCATCAATATTTCAAGAAATTAAAAATGGGTGTATCTGCAGAAGATAAAATTATAGATTCAATTAAAGATTTATAGTAAAGGAGATTAAAATGCCATATGATCAAGAATACAGTGATAAAGTAAACGCAGCTTACGAAGCTACCCAGGAAGAAGAAGGTATGACGAATGAAAATGTTACCAGACTTCAAGAACTTCTTCAATACTATCCAGAGAATAAGGATCTAAGTATAGACGGTCAATATGGTGATGCTACTGTTAAAGCCGTGAATTCATTTTTTGATAACTACTATTGGACACCAGAAAGAAGGCTTGAAGAAGCCAAGGATAGATATGGTGAAAAGTATATCATGCAGTCAGAAATGGACGCTATGATGGAAGCTGCTCCAGATACGACTGATAAAAGGGAGTATTAAAGGGACTAAAGTGCCAGTGCTAAAATGCAACGGTGATTGTATGTGTGCAAGTCCGACACTTGTTGGATAGTTAAGGGCCAGGTGGAGGCTACCATGTCCCTTTTTTGTTTATAACTTATACTTTTTGACTTATAAACCTTATTTTTTGTATTATAAGGTACCATAAATGGCGAATTTTAACACAAAAGTCGTTTCAAAAGCTGAAGAAGAGCTTAAACTCGCATATGAGGACTTAATAGCATTTGGTAAGTTATTTCTACCAGATGACTTTACACGTAGTGAAACACCATTTTTTCATTATGAAGTGGCAGATGCAGTTGATAACAGGGACATCAGGCAGCTGGCTGTAATTCTCCCTAGAGGACATGGAAAGACAGTACTCACCAAGTGCAGCATTCTTCATGACTTCCTTTTTACTAAGGAACCTTTATTCTATGGTTGGGTGGCAGCAAGTTCCAAAATATCTGTGCCTAACCTTGATTATATCAAGTATCACATTGAATATAATGATAAAGTAAAGTATTACTTTGGTGATTTAAAAGGAAGGAAGTGGACTGAAGATGATATTGAACTTAACAATAACTGTAAACTTATATCAAAATCTAACCTTTCGGGTATAAGAGGTGGAGCGAAACTCCATAAGAGATACGATCTCATTGTACTGGATGATTTTGAGGACGAGAATAATACTATTACGCCTGAGAGTCGCTCGAAAATATCAAACCTTGTTACAGCGGTTGTCTTTCCTGCTTTGGAGCCGAAAACGGGAAGATTAAGGATCAATGGCACCCCAGTGCATTATGATTCATTTATACAGAAGATCCTCGTTGGATATCAGCAATCATTAAGGAAAGCGGAAAGATTTAGCTGGCATGTCATAACTTATAAGGCATTACAGGAAGATGGTACTCCTCTCTGGCCAGATTGGTTTGGAATGAAGGAGATGAACAGAAAAAAGAAATTTTATCAGGACTCAGGTACTCCACAGAAGTTTTATCAAGAGTATATGATGGAAGTACAGAGTGCTGAAGATGCAATATTTACCAGAGATCACATTAAATACTGGGATGGCAAGTTCTATGTAGATAAAGATACTGGTCTTTCATTTATAGATGCAAACGACCAAGGCTACCAACCCTGCAGTGTATTTGTTGGTGTGGATCCTGCAACTGATTCAGCAAGACGGGATTCCGACTTCTCTGTCATTATTGCTGTAGCAGTGACTCCAGACAACAATATATATGTTCTTGACTACATCAGGAAACAGTCCATCCCAGTATTAGGTATACCTGGAGAGAATAAACTTGGAATTGTAGATTACATGTTCCAGTACGCAAAAAGTTATAAGCCTAACCTCTTCACAGTTGAAGATACTACTATGAGTAAGCCTATATTTCAGGCACTTAACTCGGAGATGAGAAGGAGAAATGACTTCTCTATCGGATACAAGGCTGAAAAACCAGGCACCAGGATGAGTAAAAGAGACCGAATACAGGAAATACTGGCTCAAAGGTTCTCTATCGGGCAGATACATCTCAAGAAAATGCAATATGATCTGCATAGGGAAATAACAACCTTTGGCCCAAGAATGGCGCACGATGATACTATAGATGCACTTGCATATGCCTGCAAATTCGCTCATCCACCATTAGCTGCAGGTAAAGATAAAGAAGGCAAATGGTATAAGAAGAAGCCTAAAGCAAAAGATTGGGTGGTAGCGTAATGCCATCCATAATTACAACCACAGACTTATCCGTAGAAGATAAGAGTGAACTAAAAACAGGAAATACAAGAAGGAGGCATGATATGCCAAGCAAAGAAGTATGTAGTAAGATAATAGATCCAGTAGAAAGAGAGAAATGTCTTAAATATCAAGGTGGATATGCTAAAAAAAGTCCAGGTGCAGCACCAGCAGGAAAAGCACCAATGGGGAAAGCACCTGCATCTCGAGGAATTAAAAAGCCTGGTTACTAATGCCTAAAGAAGCATTACATATTTGACCAGATAGTGGAAAGCTTCATCCAGTTGGGAAGAAGCATGTCAGGAAGGGAGGTAGTAAGATACAAGGAAGTGAAACGCCTAATTTTTACTACAACTTTCCAAAGAATAAGTACAAAGAAGGTAAATAATGGTTAACTGGTATAAAGAAGGAAGTTAAATGATTTTAATTATGGTAACAGAAATTGGGAAATTTGATGTTCTAAATGAAAAATTAGGACTAAAGGATGTTATTAACAGAAAATTTAAAACAATACCAGATATCTATAGAGCTTTTAGAAAAATAGTTCCAGAGGGCAGATATAGTCTGGCAGTAGCACAAGCAGGAAAAGATGGTAAGCCTGATAAATCAAAAGGTTTAACAATGATGGATACACAGCTTATTCAAAAAGATTTAGGGTAACGAATGGCTAAGAAGAAAAAAGTAGATCAGATAAGAGAATTATATAACCTGTCCAGCAACTGGACACGTAGTCAGTGGCAGTTCATAAACCAGAAAGGATATGAATTTGCTCATGACGAACAATTGTCTTTTGATGAGAAAACTGCTTTACAGGATCAGGGCATGCCTACATTTACGATTAACAGGATATTACCTGTAGTTGAAATGCTGAATTTCTATGCTACTGCCAATAATCCTAGATGGCAGGCTATTGGGGTTGAAGGCAGTGATTCTGATGTAGCAGCAGTATTTTCAGATCTTTCTGATTATATCTGGAGCTTATCTGACGGTGCAGCTCTGTATTCTAATGCAATAAATGATGCTATCTGTAAATCAATTGGATATATACTGGTTACTGTTGATACAGATATGGATAATGGCATGGGGGAGGTTGTATTACAGCAGCCAGAACCATTTGATATATATGTAGATCCGAAGTCCAGGGATATGATGTTCAGGGATGCATCTTATATCCTGATAAGAAAAGTTCTTCCGAAAAGTCATGTTGCAAAACTTTTTCCACACTATAAACGCAAGATTAATAGTGCATCTTCTTTAGAAGGTCATGGATCCTATTCAGAAAGAGCACTTTCAGATAGAGAGCAAAAGCTTTTTTTAAGAGATGACTCTAATGCCGAAGATATGGGAGTTGATTCGGAAGGACAGCATGAACCAACATTAGAACTATTTGAACTCTACGAAAAGATTAAGATATCCTATATGAATGTATTTTACAGGATACCTCCTAATAAAGAACAATTAAAAGCTATTCAGCAGCAGGTACAAGTAAAAATGAAGGAGATGGCTGCTGAGATGGAAGTTGAGCTTATGGAACAGCAGAAACAAATGCAGCAAGCTGTTCAAGAAGGAAAGATGATTCCTGAAAGATTTGAATTGGAAATGAAAAAGGCCCAACAAATGATGCAGGATCAGCTTCAAGCAGCTGAACAACAGTATATGAGTAAATTGCAGGCAGAAGCATCAAAGATTGAAAATAAAGTTATTTCAGAAAAGGAATATAAGATATTGCTTAAAGATAAAGCTTTTCAGGAATCTATTGTTGATGCTGTGCAGTTCTATGGTACCAGGATTAAACAGACAATATGTGCAGGGGATAAACTGTTGTACGAAGTTGTATATCCAGAAAATGTAGTTGATTATCCGTTAATTCCATTTCATTATAAGTGGACTGGTACTCCTTATCCAGTATCTGCAGTTGGCCCTTTGGTAGGAAAGCAGAAAGAAATAAACAAATCTCACCAGATAATGGTACACAATGCATCTTTGGGTTCTTCCCTAAGATGGCTTTATGAAGAAGGTTCTATTGATCCAGATCAATGGGAGAAGTATTCTTCCTCACCTGGAGCATTACTTTCAGTAAGACCAGGATCTGAAAGACCAACTCCAATTATGCCAGCACCTTTGTCAAATGCGTTTTTTAGTGTTGTACAGGAAGCCAAGCAGGATATGGAGTATCTTGCTGGTATTTATTCATCAATGCAGGGTGATACACAACAGCAGCATGAAACATTCAGGGGCATGCTTGCGCTTGATGAGTATGGGACAAGAAGAATTAAGCAGTGGATGAAACATTCTATAGAGCCAGCCTTGAGACAGATGGGGAAAGTTATAATGCAGATATCTCAATCTGTGTATACAGCTAATAAGAGATTCAGGATTATACAGCCTTCTGCTATACAGGAAGAACGACAGCAGGAGATAAATATTCCAATTTATAATGACATGGGGCAGGCAATTGGGAAATCAATGGATTATTCAGCTGCCAAGTTTGACGTGAAAATTGTAGCTGGTTCAACATTGCCAGTAAACAGATGGGCATACCTTGCTGAGTTAAAGGAACTTCTTAAGTTTGGTGTTGTGGATGATATTGCTGTTCTTGCTGAAACAGATATACGGAATAAAGAACAAATAGCGAAGCGTAAGAGTCTATACTCTCAGTTACAGGGCCAGTTAGGACAATTGCAGGAATCATTGAAAGACAAGGAGGGGACTATCGAAACTCTGGAAAGACAGTTGGTACAGGCTGGTATTAAGGGTAAAGTTATGCAGGCTGAGATGGAGATCACTAAAAAGAAGGAAGAAGTGAAGGGTGATTTGAAGGATTCCTATCGTTCAACCGAGGCAAAACAGAAGCTTTTACAGAATGTAATGTCTAATCAAGTAGACGCTACAAAGAAAGATTTATCAAGAGAATTACAGTTTGCAAAAAAAGATTTGCAAAGTAATGACAAAAATAAGTAACATCAAATCAACTATGGGGAAATAATATGGAAGAAACTGTAGGCAACCCAGAAACCGTAACTATCGAGGAAGATCAGGTTACAGATAAGGTTTTTGGCTCCTCGGATAATTTTTTTGAAGCCCTTGAAGGAGATGTCAACGGTATGATAACCGAAGGCAACACTGAGGCAACCCAACAGGCAGTTGGCACCGAACAGGTAACCCAGCAAGAAGCTGTTGGCTCCGATAACGTGGAATGGGATGATGATGGCAACCCTTATAAAAAACGCTACAAAGACAGTAGTCGTGAAGCCGTCAAGCTGAGAGAACAGTATAAAGAGATTGAACCCTTTGTACCAGTTCTTGATGCAATGAAGAACGATAGTGGACTAGTAGAACATGTTCGTGAATATCTGGTAAATGGAGGTAATACTCCTAAAAGTATTCAGGAAGAGTTGAAACTGGATGAGGATTTTGTCTTTGATGCTAATGAAGCAATGACAGAACCCGAATCTGATTCAGCAAAAGTCCTGACTGCTCAGGTAGATAAAGTCGTTGAGAATAGAGTAGGACAAATAGTAAACCATGAAAAGCATCGAGCGCAGAAAGCAAACGCTGCTAAAATTCAGAATGAAATGGAAAATGACTTCAGGAAAAAGAAGGGTATGACTGATGAAGAGTTTGAGACCTTTAAAGGAAAAGCACAGAAACATGTGCTTACACTTGAAGACATTGACTATCTTCTGAATCGTGATCAGGCTAATGCTAATGTTGTCCAATCTACGAAGACCGATATGCTGACCCAGATGAAAAATGTACGACATATACCAACGTCCGCTAGTGGAGCCAATAGTCAGGCCGAGGAAGTAGATCCAAATAATGCGTTATTTGATGGTCTCCTTGGTCTGGATGGTGAATTAGATAACCTGTTCGGATAGATTTAACTTATATAAAGTCGCTTTGACTTGAGGTCTATCGGAACTTAAAGTAAGGAGTTCGATATGGCTGATTTTATATCGGCGATAACACCTAACACAGATCTTAGTGTTTCGGACTTTGATGGACGAGGGCCAGGTACAAGTACTGACCTTGCAACTGGGGATATACGTAGAAAGTATAACTTCGGCAGCAGGGTATCAGAGCTGGCAATCCCTCAAGATCCGTTTTTTCGATTTGTAAGTAAGGTGGCGAAAAAAGCGACTGACGATCCTCAGTTTAAATTCTCTGAGAAACGTCCTTCGTTTCATAAGCGGTATGCTTATGTCATGGGCTATGTACAGAATGACGGCCAGGATGAATTTGCAGATGACACCATTGAAGCATATAATGATGGTGGCACTGGATCTTCTGTAGCTGTTGGAGATACATTAAAACTGTATATGGCAGGTGATTATAAGAGTGCTGGTAATGTGCAGAATGTATTTGGCAATACATCTAACAAAATTGATGTTGGAGTTAGTGGAACTACACCAAAGTTCTTCATTCCAGGTCAAGTTATTAAGATTCCTACAATGACAAGTTCAGCTACAGCTGCAACCTCATGGGGATCCAGTTATATGTTAGCTAGAATAACTGAAGTTGATGCAGATTCATTTGAAAGTTCAGCAAAGGATAGTAAATATCCTGCAGTTGTTACTTGTAAAGTGGTAAAGGCAACAGATTCAAGCTATCTAGGATATGCTGGTTTTGATAACAATGACTTTGCTCCAAGTGGAGCTGACAGTGAAGCTGTTTCTGCTATATCTATTGCAGGAGTTCTTGAAAGAGCTAGAAGTTATGTAGTAGGTAGTGCTCACCAGGAAGGTTCTGGTTTTCCAGAAACCTGGATTGATCAACCTTATCAAAGCAATCATGGTCTTACTCAGATTTGGAAGACTTCAATGGCAATGACCAATACGGCTCGTGCCACAGTATTGAAGTTTGAACAGAATGAGTGGGCTCGTGTTTGGAAAGAGAAGTTGATTGAACACAAGTGGGATATTGAAACTTCATTACTATTTGGATCTCAGTATTCAGATGGTGATAGTATTCAGTATACTCAGGGTGCTGTTGATTACATTTCTGGTTATGGAAATGCATTTAGCTTAGATCCTACAACTAAAACTCAGGATGCTTTTCTTGATGATCTTTCTAATTACATAGATCCAAGATACAACAATAGCCAAGCAACCATGTTCTTCTGTAACACTGCAGTTTATAACTGGTTACATAAGTTGAGTGGGTACTTTGCTAATAATGTTGGCGTTGTACAGCCAGGTTCTGGTAACACTTCACCTACTTCATTCCCAGCGCAAACGGCTGCGGGTGGTAGTTTAGGACGTGCTGACATGAGTTTGGTAGGAAGAAAGAAGGTCTTAGGTGTTGATGTAACGCAGATTTCAACTGTGTACGGAGACATGAATGTTGCTCGCAATATTCACCTTGACGGTTCAAACGTGAAGATGCTTGGCATCAACATGAAGAACTGTGCTTACAGACCTTTAGTTGGTAATGGCGTTAATAGAGACACTTCAGTCTACGTAGGAGTTCAAACTTTAGAGAACTCAGGAGTCGACCGTAGAGTAGATCAAATCTTAACTGAAGCTGGCATGGAATGGTCAATGGCCGAATCCCATGCTATCTGGACATAAGGAGTAGACTATGGCAAATCCATTATATGGATCAAATTCGTTTGACAAAAGAGTTGGCGAAAGGTTGTTCACAGAAGCTGGTACAGGTCGTGAGCATGAAAACTCGACTGATGATTTAGACATATTCTCCTACTATATTCCAGCTAATAAGCTTGAGGTAGGTGATATTGTTAGAATTAAGGTGTTTGGTACAGTTGTTGATAACAATAGTACAAATACTTTAACTCCTATTCTTAAGTTTGGTGGGACAGCCATTGCTACTGGAGCAGCTCTTGACGTTGATGACGATGATATTGTCTATGCATGGGCTGATGTTCATGTAACAGCAATTGGAAGTTCTGGAACTATGACAGCTATTTCTGAAATCAGAACTGATGCTTTAGGTGCAGTTCATGTTATTGGGCAAACAGCATTAACATCAATGGACACTACAGGTACTTTACAAATAGTACTTAATGTTGATTGGAGTGCTGCTCATGCTGATAATGAATTCAGAATTGATGCTGCAAGTGTAGAGTTAGTTTAATCCGAAGTTTGGGAAGTAATATCTCAATATAAGGATGTTAGAGGGGGGCTACCAAGCCCCCTTCTATAAACAACATGGCTACAACAAACATATCAGTTGAGATAGTTTCAATAACTGGAGTAACCGCACACGGTGCTTCAGATGATTTTATTGTTTCTGCTCAAAGATTTATAGCTTCAAGCATTCCTAAAGATTTGCTTTGGTTTGCTTCTTCACAATCTTCAGCTATTCAAGATGCAAATGGATACGATGTTCAAACTGCTGATAGTGTGCTTGCAGTTGAGAGGGAGGGTTATCCTGCTTCTGAAGTGCCATTCAGTATGAGCAAGTGGATTGATGATAGTGCAAGTTTACATAAAGCGACTAATTTATATCCTAAATACTATCATGCCCAGGGAAAGGTATTCATAAAACCAGATCCTTCTTCAGGTGGAAGCAATGATGGGTATGTGTATTATGTGGATTATTCTCAGATAGATGATGACTGTGATTTAAGGAATGCAGTTATTTTTCATGCATCTGCTCAGGAATTTGCAAAACTGGCTACAGGCACTGTTCCAAGTTGGTCCTCCCCTATAGTGCCAGTTGCTCCTTCACTAGGTGCAGCTCCTACTATTTCTGATTTATCAGTTTCTGCTGTACCACCTGCTGTACCGTCAATAAGTACAGTTTCATATTCAGATGCTACTAATGCAGACGCAAGTGCGACTACTGTTGGGGCAATAACAGTAGCTAGTGTATCAAAAGCTGATATAAGTGGTGATGTTCCAGGCTATACAAAGCCAGGACATCCAACTCAAATATCTTTTGAAGATTTTTTTAATGAAAGTGAGGATAGAAATCCATTTGGTGACAGTGATCCAGGTGTGTTATCGTTAACATCTGTTTCTCCTTCAGTACCATCTTTAACGTCTGTTACTTTTACTAGTGTAGATACCGCTTTAGATGTGGTTAAGCCTACAATCTCAACTGCAACTTTGTCTGCATCTAGCGTATATACAGGATCAGCACCTGCTTATAGTAAACCAGTAGTAGCTTTAGGAGCGGCTCCAACAATATCTGACTTGAGTATTAGTGCTGTACCTCCATCAGTTCCATCAATATCTGCACAGGTTGTTGCTGATCCCTCTAGCTTTGCTCCAACATATATTAAACCTGTATTATCATTAGAAGCTGCCCCAACAATTTCAGATTTGTCTATTACTTCTGTAGTACCAACAGTTCCGTCAATATCTGCTCAAGTTATTGCAGATCCTTCTAGTTTCGCTCCGACATATACTAAACCAGTCATTGCATTGGGGGCAGCTCCTACAATTTCAGATTTAAGTATATCGGCAGTAGTTCCAGCAGTCCCATCTTTGACATCTGTAACTTTTACTAGTATAGATTCTGCATTAGATGCTAGTGCTCCTGTTTTTACAACTGCAACTGTTGCTGCATCGAGTACTTATACTGGAAGTGCTCCAGGCTATACAAAGCCAGTTCTTGCGTTAGGGACTACACCTACGATTTCAGATTTATCTATTTCTGCTATTTCTCCTGTTCCTCCTCCTAGTCCAACAATTTCATATTCAAATGCTTCAGTTGGTAATGCTGTAAGTGCAGCTCAAGATGCTATTACTCAAGCTGTTGATTCTATTACACATGGCCCAACAGATGCTGCTGGTACGTCAGATACAGATGCTCCAGGCGATGCATCTGCTTCAAGCGCAACGGCTTCAACGGCATCTGCTTATACAAAACCTACTGTTGGAGGAGATGGAGATGAAGTAACAGATGTATCTATATTAGATACTGATAATACTATAGATGTTCATGCTGACCAACTAGAGGTAGACCAATGGTGGTCTACTATAGGACATTTTATAGAGGGAGAGGAAGATGTTGAATTAGCATCTGCTCAAATACAAAAAATTAATTCTTATATAAGTGCATTTCAAGCAGAAGTGCAGAGTTCAACTGCTGCTATGCAGGCAACTATTGAAGATGCTAGACAAGCTACTCAAGTAGCTATATCAAATGCAAACGATGGTACTCAAGCATCTATTGCAAATGCTGCTAATGATGTCTCAACTAATAATGCATCTATGCAAACATTAGTACAAGCTTCTATTGCTAATGCGTCTAATGACGTAAACGCATCTATATCTAAAATGCAACAGTCCACATCTGCATCTATTGCTAAAATGCAGCAATCAACTACAGCTGCTATACAGCAAATGCAACTTTCAACGAATGTTAATATTCAGAATGCTACTCAAACATTACAGGCATCTATACAAGATTATACACTTGAATTGCAAGTATATCAGGCAAATATTAGTAAATATCAAGCTGATGTGGCTAAAGAAGTTCAAGAATATCAACAGAATCTTGAAGGGGATTTAAGAGTTTGGGAAGCAGAACGACAGACTGATTTACAAAAGTATGCAAGTGATATTCAAAACGAATTAAATGAGTTTAATAAGGAGAATATAGCGTATCAGTCTGCTATACAAGAATCTATACAAGAACTTCAAGTTGCTAATGGAGTTAATCTTGCAAAAGCACAATCCGATCTTCAGCTTGCAACAACCAATAAAGATAGAGATCAACAAAGACAGCTGCAAAATGGTACTAATGATATGCAGGCTATTGTTCAGGACAATAATAGAAAGGTTGCACTTTATCAAGCAGAAGTTGGTACATATCAGGCAGTAGTTAACAAGGAGGTACAGGAGTACCAGCAAAATTTGGCTGGAGATATACAAGTATGGCAGGCAGAAAGGCAAACTGATCTGCAAAAATATGCGAGTGATATTCAAAATGAACTAAATGAATTCAACAAGGATAATGTTAAATATCAAGCTATCTTACAAGAATATGTACAAGAAGCACAGTTGCTTGATCAAAATGAAGCTCGCAAGATACAGAAATATCAAGCAGAAGTTCAAACATACAGTGAAGATGTGAATAAGCAAGTTCAAGAATATCAACAGAATCTTCAAGGTGATATACAAGTCTGGCAGACGGAAAGACAGACAGATTTGCAAAAGTATGGCAGTGATATACAAAATGAATTGAATGAGTTCAATAAGGAAAATGCCAAGTATCAAGCTATACTGCAAGAATACTTACAAGAAGCACAATTATTAGACGCACATGAAGCACGTAAAATTCAAAAGTATCAAGCTGAAGTTCAAACATACCAAGCAACAATTAATAAAGAAGTACAACAATATCAACAAAATCTTGCTGGTGATATACAGGTTTGGCAAGCAGAGAGAACAACAGACTTACAGAAATATGGAAGCGATATACAGAATGAACTAAATGAGTTCAATAAAGAAAATATTGCTTATCAATCTGCTATTCAGGAATCTATGCAGGAAATTCAGATTGCCAATCAAGTTAATCTTGCTCAAGCTCAATCTGACTTACAAGCCGCTACTACTGATGAAGATAGGGATTTACAGAGACAATTACAGAATGGTGTTAATGACATGCAGGCTGTTGTAAATGATAATCAAAGAAAAATTTCACTATATCAAGCAGAAACTGCCACATATCAAGCTAATATTAGTAAAGAGATACAAGAGTACACACAAAAGATATCTAGATATCAAATGGAAGTAAATACAGCTTATCAAGCATGGCAAAAAACTGAATCAGATAATATAGCAGTTTTCCAGGCTGATATTCAGAATGAGTTAAATGAATTCAATAAGGAAAACGTCAGATATCAAGCAAATATACAAGCTGAAATAGCGAAACATAACTCAGATTTACAGAAAGTTTTAACTCAAGCTCAATTAGATAGAGCAGATGCAGAGCAAGAATCAGCTCAAGCTACTGATGTTGATAAGTTTAATAAAGCTCAAGATCAAGCACTTGCACTTGCTAATGCAGCAAAACAGATAGAAGACGTTATTGCTGACAATAGTAGTAAGATTCAAAAGTATTCTGCTGAACTTCAACAATATCAATTGAAAGTAGCTACTGAAGTACAAGAGTATCAGCAAAATCTTGAAGGCGATCTACGTGTGTGGGAGGCTGAAAGGACAACAGATTTACAAGAATATAGTGCTAACCTGCAAAAGTATCAGGCAGAGATATCTGATAAAACACAGGAAGTTACTTTAACAGTACAGAATATACAGCATTATGAAAAGCAGGCAGATAGGTATTATGTTTGGGCTCAAGATGAGATAACTAAGTATATTCAGAATAATTCAAAAATGATAAATAGAACAATTGCTGCTCAGGCGCAATCTCAGCAGCAACAACAATACAGGAGATAAAAAATGGCAGATCATATAAAATATGCATTGTCAGTTGATATGGTTGATGAGTATACTGCTACAACTGCATATACTAATGATGAAAATAATAATGCTGGTTCTGATGTAGCAGCAACTGCTTATAGACATTATAGCGCAGTTGGTGGTAGTATAGGTAGTAGCGTTTCTGCAGTAACTCAAGCTACTGGTGGGATTGAAATAGCTGGTACTGTGACTAATTATAGTTCTGGTACTCCTACTTATACTTCTTTAGCAGCAGATGGTACAAAACAGGTAGTTGGTGCTGAAAATACTGTATATGATGGTATGTTTATTAAACATACTGGATTTACAGATACTGATTTTGATACTAAGACATATCAGTATGTAGCAGTGTTTGTAGAGCATTCATCAGGTGCTTATACTCTTATTGCTAGTATACCACATAAGGGTGCGTTATTTTTGCCGCATACCCCAGCACTTGGTAGTAGTATGGGATACTATGTAGCAGCATCAAATAACGTTGCAGGTGGTACTTCATCATCTTCAACTGTGCTTACACAGTTAGTAACAATAACTTAGATGACAGTACAAGAAATAATGGAAAGAGTTGGTGTTTCTGACACTGGGAGAGCTGTAGCATATATCAAAGACGCTCTCGAAGAGATGAATACTATCTCCGAAACCCATATCAATACGGAAAGGTTTGATATAACCGAGAATCAGAGGTTCTATGACTTTCCACATGATATGATCAAGGTATTGGATATAAGGTGCCTTAATCATCTTAATGCTGACAGTGAGTATAGATCTATACCAAGAATGATAGGCGAACCGATCAGGAAGGATGCTGATGCCAACTAGTAAGGAATATGCATATTATGTAAAAGGGGGTAAGCTTGCTGTTGTCCAGAAGGATTGGACATTTTCTGGTGGGCAGACCCTTTCGCAGCCTGCACTGAATGATATTAGTGTTATTGGTGCTTTGCTATGGAAAAGCCCTACAGCAAGTGTAGCTGATGGCCTGGAGATACAATACGTACACAGTCCTAATTATTTCATAAATGAGACTGATAAAGTAGATACTCAAATAGATACATATGTATCAAC